AAAGTATTTACCTTTCCGAACGGCTCAACGATAACGTTCGGCTACTGTGCGAGCGACAGCGACCTCGGGCAGTATCAGGGCGCGGAGTATGATGTTATCTTTATCGACGAGGCGTGCTTACTGTCTGAGTATCAGATAAAGTCAATAACAGCGTGTAACCGTGGTGTCAACAGCTTTCCTAAGCGTATTTATTACACCTTAAACCCGGGCGGACAATCGCACGGATATTTCAAGCGGCTGTTTATAGATAAGCATTATGAGCTCGGGGAAAAGCCGGAAGATTATAGCTTTATTCAATCGCTTGTTACTGACAACTACGCGCTTATGCGTGAAATGCCCGAGTATATCGAGCAGCTCAAAGCGCTTCCGCCGAAGCTCCGCGAGGCTTGGCTTAACGGCAGATGGGATATATTCGAGGGTATGTTCTTCGAGGACTTCCGCACCGAGGTTGATGTTGCTGCTGCTGCCGAAATCGGTCTTGAGCCCGAGCAAGCGCTTGAGTATAGGCGCTTTACTCACGTAATAGAGCCGTTCGAGCCCGACAAGAACTGGACATATTATCGCTCGTATGACTACGGCTACGGCAAGCCGTTCGCTTGTATATGGTGGGCGGTTGATTACGACGGCACAGCTTACGCTATAGAGGAGCTCTACGGTTGCACCGATACGCCGAACGAGGGCGTTAAGTGGACACCGGACAAGCAATTTGAGCAGATATATAAAACAGAGCAGGAACATCCGTATTTGAAGGGCAGAAAAATTTACGGTGTTGCCGACCCGTCAATATGGGATGGCTCGCGAGGTGAGAGTATATATGACGCGGCGCTGAGACATTATATCGACTTTGTGCCGGGCGTTAACGCTCGTATTCCCGGGTGGATGCAAATGCACTACCGCTTTATGTTCGATAAGAACGGTAAAGCAGGAATGTACATATTCAATAATTGCAGAAATATTATCCGAACACTGCCGTTGATGATGTTCGACGAGCACAAGCCTGAGGATTTGGACACTACGCTTGAAGACCACATCGCGGACGCAATGCGTTATTTCTGCATGAACAGACCTATAAAGCCGAAAAAGAAGATTGTCGGAGGACGTAAAATCGCCTTTGACCCATTGAATTTATTAAATCAGGAGGTTGCATAATGGCATTTGGAAGAAAAAGAAGGGCGCAAAAGCAGGCACAAAAGCAGCTCGAAATGCAGAAAAACTCTGCCGCTCCCGATATGCGGAAGTTCTTTTCGCAGGAGGACAACGAGCAGCAGGAAGAAATGAGAATGGAAACGCTGCCGATTACTTCAATTCAAATCGGTGAAGCCGAACAGCGCCGCAAGAAGTACCGCGAGGGAAAGCTGACGCTCGAAAAGCGTTTAATTGCCAACGAGCAGTATTGGAAGCTCAGACAGTGGGATTATATCAAAGGCGACGGAACAGAGGACAAGCACAAGATAAATACCGCTTGGCTCTGGAACTGCATAACCGCAAAACACGCTGACCTTATGGACGGCTTTCCTGAATCTAACATAAGACCTAAGTGCCGTGATGATATAGTAGAGGCAGAAAATCTCAAGTCCATTATCCCGGTTATCTTCAAAGAGAATAACTACGAAATGACCTACTCTGACTTATGCAATTATATTCTTAAGCAGGGCGGTTGTTGCGCGGGCGTGTTCTGGGATGGCTCGCTGCACGACGGTCTCGGTGACATAAGCATTAAGCGAATTGACCTGCTCGAGCTGTTCTGGGAACCAGGTATCAAGAACATTCAGGACAGCCGCGAGGTTTTCAAAATTTCTTATGAGGACAACGAAGCACTGATTGCACGTTATCCTCAACTTGAAGGCAGGCTCAACGGACAGGCGGTCACGGTTGAAACATATCGCACCGATGATAAAATCGACTACACAAACAAGAGCATTGTGGTTGATTGGTATTATAAAAAGACCGACAACAACGGTAATCAGGTGCTCCATTTCTGCAAGTATGTAGAGGGCAATGTGCTGTTTGCTACGGAGAACGAGCCCGAGAAGTACCCTAACGGGTGGTATGATGACGGCAACTATCCCTTTGTTGTTACTCCGCTGTTCCCGGTAGAGGGTAGTATTGTCGGCTACAGCTACACAGACATTGGACGCGGAGACCAGAACGCTATAGACCTTTTAACATCCGCGATTATGACAAACGCGCTCGCTACCGCAAGCCCTCGCTACTTCTCACGTATGGACGGCGGTATTAACGAGAGCGAGTTCCTCGATTATTCAAAAAAGGTCGTTCACGTTGCCGGTACTCTTGACGACAACTCAATGAGACAGATTGAGGCTTACGGTCTGCCTAACTATACCGTGACAATGCGTGACAGGCTCATTGATGAAATGAAGGAATCGCTCGGTAACCGCGACGTATCAAACGGCGGCTCGGTGTCTGGCGTAACAGCCGCCTCCGCCATAGCCGCTATGCAGGAGCAGTCGGGCAAGCTTTCACGCGAGCACAACAGAAAAATGTACAATATGCACGAACAAATTACCACAATGATTATCGAGCGTATGCGCCAATTCTACGATAAGCCGCGCGAGTACAGAATTACCGGAGACCTCGGCACGGATGAATTTATTACATATGACAACTCGTTGTTACAGCCGCAACAACAGCCGAGCGTTGCAGGTATTGAAATGGGGCTCAGATTGCCTTGCTTTGATATTGAGGTATCGGCTCAAAAGCAGAACCCATATACAAAAATGGAACAAAACGAGCTTGCTTTACAGCTCTATAATGCAGGCGTATTCGTACCGCAAAACAGCGATAACGCGCTTGCTCTCTTACAGTTTATGGATTTCGAGCACAAGGACGACGTTATGCGGAAGGTTCAGCAGAACGGTACGCTTTTGCTGAAGTATCAGCAGTTGCAGAAAATCGCTTTTGACCTTGCGCAGCTTGTTGACCCGGCAATGGCTGAACAGCTCGCACAGGCTATTCTTATGGAGAACGGACAAGCGCCGGTGCAGAGCGCGGCAGATCCGTCGGCTGTAAATAAAACTCCGACAACGGCTGAACCGTCGTTTATGGAGAACGCGAGAGCAAAAGCTCAGGAGGTAACACAGGTATGATTGAGGTTAAAGTTTTCCCAAAAAAGCACAAGATTGAAATGACAGGACACGCAGAGCACGACGAGCCCGGCAAAGATGTTGTATGCGCGGCGGCTTCAATGCTTTTTTACACACTGGCGGAGACCGTGTCGTCTTATCCCGATAAGGTGTTTGAGCGCACGCCGTACCTTGACAGCGGAGATAAGAACGTCGTTATATGTACGCCAAAAAAGGAATGGCAGAGCTGTTTTGACGTAATCTATCAGACCATACTCAACGGTCTGAACCTGCTCGAACAGCATTATCCCGATAACGTCAAGATTATTATTGAAGATTAAGCCCTTAACGGGGCTTTTTCTTTTTGAAAAAATTTCAAGTGTGGGTTAGAGAAATTGTATAACGCCTTATAGAATTAAATTAATAAGGGTCGCGACCTACCGCAGAATCTACACGGAGGATTATAAATGTCCGATTTTCTTATTCCGCGATTTAACCTACAGCTTTTTGCTGACGGCGGGGCTTCTGCAGGTGCTTCCGCGTCGGGCGAGGGCGGTACTCAGAGCGGAGCTTCACAGGGAGACCCATATAGCGCCTTGAACGTCCCCTCCAAGGCAAAACACATCTTAGACCTTATGCCTAAAGCTGAGGTTAACAGCACAGAGGGCAAGCCTAAGAATACAAAGCCTACTTCTACGGAAGAACCTCAGACAACAGAGGAAGAACCGCCCAAGCGTAAAACCTTTGAGGAAATCTACAAATCCGAAGAATACGCAAAGGAAGGTCAGGAATTTTTCGACAAGTTAATAGGTAAGCGCTTAGCCAAGTATAAGGGCGTTGAAGCTCAAAACGAGGCTATGCGCGGCTTGCTTAATAAGGTCAATATGCGCTACGGCGTGAACGCTGAATCAAGCACATTCCTTGACGACCTCTCAAAAGCGATTGACAGTGACACTAAGCTTTATGAAGATGAAGCAATGGCGTCTGGTATGTCAGTAGAAAACTATATGAAGGTTAAGAACGCCGAACAGGTTATGAAGCAGAACGAGCTTTTTCAGCAGAACCGTCAGCGTGAGGAAATGACAAGAGCGCACGTCTCAAGCCTGATTAATCAGGCGGAGGCGTTCAAGGCTCAGTTTCCGTCGTTTGACCTCGAGACTGAAATCAACAATCCGCAGTTTAAGAAACTTGTAGACCCGCCCGAGCTCGGCGGCTCTGGATTGTCAGTTGAAAACGCCTATCACGCCTTGCACCACAAAGAGATTATGCAGGCAACGCTTCAAAACGCTGTAAATCAGGCGGTTGTCAATACCTCAAACTCAATTCAGGCGAACAGAGAGCGCCCTCAGGAAAGCGGCGCTAAAAACGGCAGAATGTCGGACGTAACCAAGACCGACCCGTCGAAGCTTACGCTTGAAGATTTTAAGAGGATTCAGGAGGAGTACCGTAGAACGGGCAAAAGACCTAAATTCTAAAAGGAGATTTGTAATGTTCTACAGACTTAATTTACAGCTGTTCGCGGGCAATTTTAACCCGAACACAACCACACAGAATACACCCGGTCACTCGTTGACCCCGACTATGAAAACGTTCTACGATACCGCGCTGCTTAAAAACGCGAGAGCGGAGCTTATTTTCGACCAGTTCGGCGATAAGCAGAAAATGCACGGTAACAAGGTAGAATGGAGAA